GATCCGTTTTGACTTCTTCTGCATAACCTGTTGAGATCGGGTTTGTATCTTCTTTGTGTGCGTAAAGCTGGGCATAGAACACGCACACATTTTCTGTGTAGTTCAGCATTGTGGTCTGAATGCGTCCGTCAGGGTATGCAGCCCACCAGCGGATTAAGCGCTGCTCTACTGTTTCGTAGTTGCTTAGATCAAAGCCCATCAGCAAGCCATCCAGACGATTGAGTCATTGCCTGCGATTGTTTTGCGTGTCTGACCTGAGTCCATGACAAGCTCATCACGCACAAGTGACACACGTGCAGGACGGACAGTGTTGCCCGCCATTTCTAGTGTGCGTTCTATTTCTTCATCAGTCATTCCGCCCATCAATTTGATGGCGTTGTAGATCTTCTGACGCTTTGACCCTGACTTTGGGTAAGCCTTGATCGCTGCGCGCTGGGATGTTGGATGCGCTTTCTTTGCAACGATGATCACATTGCGGTCAACATTGGGCACATATTTTGTGCCGGCAAGACCGGTCGTGATGTTGAATAGTTCGGGCTGGTTGTCGGACATGTCGGATGCCTTTTCTATGAGTGCGCCTCTAGCGCTTTGATTGCTAAGTCGAGTGTAGTCACATCGTAGAGTGGCATCGGATCATTCAATGACAATGAGTTTTTCATTGTGCGTAGTCGGCGGATGATTGATGCGTGAGGGTTTGTGTTGACAGCCATGATCTCATTCATAAGACCTACGAGTGCCATTGTGTGATTTGTTTGCATTGCTTGATCCAACACCATTCTGCGTGTTTCTTCTGATAGTTCACCTTGATTCCAAGCTACGCCTTCGCTCATTTCACACTCCATGGTCCCCAGCCAAAGCCATATCGCTCCATGCCGTAATTGTAAATTTCTAATCCTGCGAGCAAGTTAGTCCGAGCCTGTAACAGATCTTGCTTCTTAGTGATGATGCCCTTACCTATCAGCCATTTGTGCCATGAGCCGTTGATCTGGAGCAATCCACGTGAGCCACCGTTCGGGTCTTTGCGGTTGATTGCGTTCGGTGTGCAGTTTGATTCACGCTGCATGATTGATTCAAGCACTGTGCGCTGATTTGGGTCCCAGCCTAGGTTGATGGCAAGAGCTGAGAATTGCTCGCAAGCTGTCGAGTAGGGATCAATAAAGATCGTGGAGCTGCTAGTCGTGGTCGGTTCAATGATGTAATCCCGAGCCACTGGAGCACTGCTAGAAGGTGCACCAGACGCGCTAGGAGCCCCTGTGAGAGCCGTAATTCCGAAGACTGTGCAAAGCACTAGCCCGATCAATTTTTCTGCAAAGTAGTTCATCTTTTCTCCAGTGGTATGGGCACGCCCCATGATGAAGCGTGCGATCTGAATGCGATTTGTCCCATTAGGTATCTGCCCGAGTTTGGGTCTGTGAAGATTTGTACGAGGATCTCTTGTCCGTTATCCATCACGCCGATATAGACGCTGTAATCAAAGATCTGTGGCTCACTCATAATCACTTGCCTTCCGTCGGTAATTCGACCTTAGGGCATGGGTCAAGCTTTGGGTGGGATTTCCCCGAAGACCTTTAGGAATGCAGCTTTGACCCAGATCACTGAGTCTGCAGCTTGTGGTGTGATCTCAATGTGGAACCAGTCTCCGCCGGGAGCGCCGTGGATCGTTGGCTTGTCATATTTGAGCCATGCGTAGCGATCACATCGCCATGCTCGACCATGTGGCTCTGGGAAGTAATCAAGGATGCACTGCAAGCCAAGATCGTTAGCGTTCGCCACGAGTTTGTCAATAAAGATGAGCGCTTCCTTGCGTCCAGCTTTTGGATGCTTTTCGCTTTTGCGATACGAAAGATCTACAGCTCTCCCAGTCGCGTGAACTGACAATGATCCGGGCTTCCCGCGCATGTCACGCTGACCCCAAGACCCGTTATTCCAAAGCGCGCCATTAGATGCAGCGATCGCTTGCTTAATCCAAGCATCCATGCCGGCACGTGGAGCTGGTGCAGCTCCGTCAGCGTTGCCGATGTAGTCCCTAGCGTTAGGGATGCCGGCTTTAGCTTTGGCTATTGTCACGACCGAATGCCGAGTCTTTAGGGTTTACCCAGCGGAGTAATGGTGGGATAATTGCTGCGATTGCACCTTTGCCAAAGTCGCGTGGGTCTGTGGTGCCGGTGGAATAGACCGCGATGAGAGCTCCGATTACTGATCGAAGGTAACTGGCGATCATGGCTTTGTCTTTAGCTTTCATGGTGGTCATCCTTTGATTTGTTTTTTAGTCCGTTTGATGCAAGTAATCCTATTAGACCGCCACTCAAGGTCATGAGCATTGGGTTCAGGACTGAGAATGCTTCTGCGTCATTGGGACTTTGCTCGAGAGGCTGTGTCACGAATAGCAGTCCGTAGAGCAGAGTGAAGATTGAGCCCACGAAAGCGCATGTCAGACCAATGCCGACAATGAGGATCAGTCGTGCTTTGATTTCGTCGTTAGTGTACCTAGCCACAGCGACCACCGCCGACCGCAATTTCAGTCGTGAGTGTTATGGCTTTGTTTTTTGTGCGGACGCAATTCATGCGCTCACGATCAGAGCAACCAGCGCAACCCCACAAGACGACCGCAATTAGCGCGCCGTAGCCGAGCAAATAACGCCATCTCATTACTCAACCGGTGTTGAAATTGGCTCTATAAAATTATCTGTAGCACGATCATAGATGTAGCCAATGCCGGCATATGTTTTGTTGGGCACATTAACAAAAGTTTCTACATACATGCCGGGGTATCGGTCTGGGTTGTCGTCTAAAAACTCTTGAGTGACCACGTGCACATAAATCACAATGTCGTTGTCGTCAATTTCTGCAAAATATTGTGCGTCACTCATGCTTTAAACCTCACTAAAATTATTCCAGAACCACCGACCGCGCCGTTGTTGCTGCCTGTTGCTGTGTTAGCACCACCACCGCCACCCGTGCTTGCTGTGCCAGCAATGCTTCGATTACCGCCACCACCTGAACCGCCAGTACCGCCTGAAGCACCGCCACCGCCACCGCCACCGCCGTAACGTGTCGTGCCTGCAGTTTCACCGCGAAACGCTGAAGCGTCAAAACCTGCACCACCGTTACCGCCAACAGTTCCCGAACCTGCAGAACCAACTGCACTACCGCCGCCACCGCCACCACCTGCTTGACCTGTTGTAGTTACACCGTTTCCACCGTTGTTACCTTGTGATGCAACTCCGCCGGTAGAAAATGTGCTTCCTGTAATACCACAACCGCCACCGCCTGAACCGCCGCCGTCAGCTGCGCCCACAACAAAACCAGTAATTTCTCCGCCACCTGTTGCACCGCCTGAAGCCATAAGGCTCTGCGCCGATGCGCCCATGCGTGAAGGTAAACCTAGGTTTCGTCCGTTGCTACCGTATGGACCACCCGCGCCAACATCAAGGGCATAAGTCGCGGCTGCTAAATAAATGGTTTGTTCAGTAACGCCGCCACCACCGCCGCCGCCCGAATAAATGTTTAAGTTTCCATTTGCGCCAGCACCACCGCCACCGCCTACAAGCAGACAATCAAACAGACCTGATTTGGTAACTACAAGGTTGCCGTCGGTTGTAAAAGTAAGCATTGTGTACGCGACACCGCCAACCGTAATGCTTGAAGACGATCCACCTGTTGCAGTGCCATAGTTGGCACCGCCACCGCTAAAAAAAGTAGCAGCACTAGCACTTGTGAAGAGAAGCGTGCCACCCCCGTATTGTGCCAATGCTAAAGATCCTGATGTGGTGACTGTTGCTGTGCCGGCAGTGATCGTGCATGTGCCAGCTCCAAGGTTGTAGATGCTTACGGACTGACCAGCTGTAAAGACTGACGCATTGACCGTAATGGTCGTGCTACTTGCCGAAGTCATCTGGACTCGCGCGCCGGCATCGCCAGCGACAAGCGTGTGACTTGCCGTCTTGGCGTTGATCGGTAGCTCTGTGATTGCGTTCATCTGTGCTGCCGTGAGGACAGCTCCAGAAACGAATGGGAATGGTGTTGCCATAGTGTCTCCTAAGTTAGTGCGTAGATGGTGTCAAGTGTGGAACTGTCGAGAATAAAGAGTTGATAAACGGTTGTCGGGGTTGTGTAAAAGGTGACGCGATGCGGGGACGCATAGGTCAAGAAGTGTTCTACGCCTTCCACGAATGACTCTTGAGCGATAACGCTGGTAGTTGTTTCACTGGTCTGGATAGTCTTTTCAATGCTGATCGTGTCACCAATGTCAACGATTGCGACCGTGTCACGTTCACCATTGGACAGCATTTGGAACTGGGATGAAACACTGGTGAGCACTGGTGTTGGATTTGGGACTATTAGATACTCAGCAAGGGTCAGAGCTGAGGTGTTGTCGTGGACAAGACTGCTGCTGTAAGACACTGCTTGGATAAGGTATTCGGCTTGGCTTGCCAAGTCTTCGGCTGTCTGTGTTGAGGTAGATCCAAGATGGGTGACGCTTGCGCGGTTCACGACTTTGTCCGCGCCGAAGTTGATTGTCACCTGATCGTAGGGAGTGTGCGCTGGATTGTTGTCACCGAAGTCAACGACTGCGCCGGCAATGGTTGTTGAGATGCGTTTCTGGAATGTAAACACCCCTGACCTGTCCACGAATGCTCTGCCCTGTTCAGCGTCAAGAATGTTGGTGAGGTAGCCGTTCACGTTGGTTCCCTGACTGACAGTGAATGCGGCTGATCCGCCCAGTGTGGCAACACCAGTCTCTATTGATTGCTGACCGACACCTTGAAAAGCATCTACTTCTGGGAGAGCAAGAAGAGCCACAACTCGAGCGGACGAGAGTTGTTCAGTGACATTCCATTCGTCTAGTACAGCTTGACTGAGTGTGTATTGCAGATCAATACAGCCGACAGCAACCGTGTCATTGTTGTCAAGACTGAAATTGTAATCATATGAAACGATGTAGCCCTGAAAAAGCGACTCGGCTGCGCCTAATGAGTCGTAGCGGTAGAAGCGGACTTTGCGCATTGGTGCAATTCCTGGCTGATTATTTGCAGGATCATAATTAGGCGAGTCAGTGTTGAATGGGTTAAAAGCGCCATAAGCAATCTGGTCATTCAATGTGAAGCTCATCGTGCCGGCAGTGAATTGATCGCCGATGTCTTTGCGTCCGCGAAAGATGCGCAAGTCAAGGACACCTGTGGTCACATCCGCATAATCAGTTGTCGGTCCCAGTGGGTAAGTACCATTCAGGATGCCTTTGGTGTCAGAGTCAAGCACGAAGCTTCCGACATCAAAGCCTGTGTCTATTTCAAGCTTGTAAGTGCCTGAGTCAATTACTGCTGCGGTCATAGGACTTCTATTGCTGCAGGACCATAAGCGCGATTAGCAGCTTTGATGTTGTCAATGACAATGCGACCGATCTCGGCGCTGGTTGCCATGCCACCGCTGATCGTGATGTTGTACGTGGTGCCACCGCGACCGGCTTGGATGCCTAGACGCTCTTCTGCTGTGAGTGCTGGTGCGCCAAGTGATTCAGGAGTAATGCCCATTGATGTGCCAGCAGCAAAGTTTGCGCCGATTGCTTTGAGATCGGCAAGGTTGAGGTTCGGGTTCTTGAGCTGCTCTTCGGCTGTAGCGATTGCGTCGAGTACACCTTGGACAAGTGCTTCGCCTTGAGTTACGCCAGCCTCATAGAAGCGGTCAGCTGCAAGAGTGCCCAAAAGATCGGCAACCATGTTCAGGTCATCCACTAACTGATTGATCCCATTGGGTCCTGTGATCGCTTCTGAGCCACCCAAAATGAGTTCATTAGCGATTGCGCTACCAGCCTCTTGACCAGCCTCTAAGACCTTCCTGAGAGCGCTCTCCGACAAGCCCATTCCGAGTAGTTGCTCAACCTTTGTGCCGAAGGCTTTGGCACCGACAGCCTGCTGATTGAGTTGGGCAAGGATGGTCGTGCCGGCTTCTTTGGCTGCGTCTGCTGCACCAGAAATTGAAAACTCGCTGGTGACTGATTCTGAGACTGTGGTCTTGAAGTCGTCGTAGGCTTTTTTGGCTTCTTCAAGTTTCTTTGTGGCACCGTCCAGAGCTGCCTTGAATTGTCCGGCTAGTTCTTTTCTTGCTTCTTCAAGTTTCTTTTTCATGGTGTCAGCTGCTTTGGCAGCTTTGGTCATGGCATTTTCTTCGTCTTCTGTTGCTTCAATAACTACTGGTAGAACTTTGTTGCATACCTTGTCATAGATATCAATGAGGGTGTTAGCTGATGCGGTTGAATGGTCAAAGCCGAAAGCAAGACCGTCAAAGGTTTTGGCAAGTGCGCTGACATCAATGGCGCTACCAGTGAACGCATCTCGAATAGCGTCAAAGGCATTGCCGAACTCACCTTTGATGAAATAGATCTGTGCCTGTTGTAGCTTGACTGCCTTGTAGAGAATGTTGACAAAGTTGGCTACTGCCAGCGTCACGCCTTTGACAGTTCCAATGATTGCTGGACCGGCTTTGCCACTCTCAAAGATCAACTGTTGAAAGCCTGCGATCAGACCCTTTTGACCGATCACTGATGTGATGCGCTCGATTGCTGGGGCTACCTTCTGCACTAAGAAAGTCGCAAGCTTGTCAAGGTACGGGAGCATCGCTGCGCCGATTGTTTCAACAATTTCACCGAACTGTCCTTGAAGGATTTTGAGCTTTCCTTGGAAAGTATTTGCTGCAGTTGCAGCTGCTCCGCCGAACTG